TGTGACTTTGCTCAATTGGAGTTTAGAGTTGCTGCATTCCTCTCACAGGACAGCACAGCAATGGAGGAGATCAATACAGGATTTGATGTACACTCCTACACGGCAAAGGTTATCAGTGATGCAGGGCAACCTACACAGCGTCAGGCAGCAAAGGAGCATACATTCGCCCCTCTCTTTGGAGCTACTGGATACGGTAGACCAAAGGCTGTGGCTGCATACTACGAACACTTTACGCAGAAGTACAAGGGTGTAGCTAAGTGGCACAAGAGGTTAGGTGACGAAGCCATGAGGTTTCTCAAGATCACCAATGTTAGTGGCAGACAGTACGCATTTCCTGATGTAACTCGTAGGAGTAATGGTAGTGTGTCACACTTTACTATGATAAAGAATTATCCTGTCCAAGGATTTGCTACAGGTGACATCGTACCTGTGGTACTACTAGAGTTTGAGCGATTGCTTGAGCCTCTACAGTCATGCTTAGTCAACACTGTACACGATTCTATGGTGATAGATGTACACCCTGACGAAGTAAAAAAAGTCTTGACTATTGTTGAGACTATCAACGCTAATCTAAACTGTGTCATAAAAGACGCATACGATATAGAAATGAATGTTCCTCTATTATTAGAAGCCAAAATTGGTAAGAATTGGCTTGACACAATTGATGTTTAGAGTATAACTAACCATCTTTAACTTTGAAAGAAAGTAAGTAAAACAATGAATACAGAACTAGCAATACAAAATGATTTAGGTATGTCTCTTGCAGAGGCAGTAGGTGTAACTCCTCAAAGCAGTGGCGAAAGAAAGAGTTCTTCTTTACCTAGAGTAAACCTTATGCATTCAGGTATCATGGGTGAGATCGAAGTCAACGGTAAGCCTATCAAGACTGAGGTTGTACCTGCAGGTGCATACAAGATTACAAGAGGTGAAGATGATGTTGTCTACGCAACTAGTCCTACCATACGTATCTTTGCAATCCGACAGCAGTGGTCAAAGTGGGATGCCAAAGAAGAGATGATGATGAAGACAGTCATGGCTAACGATCTAAAGGGTGACCTCAAAGATAACGTTGGTACATTTAATCTTGGCAGACCATCAGGTTACATCGAAGATTGGGATAGCGTACCTGAGAAGACAAAGGATTTGATTCGTAGTATCAAACGTAAGAAGATTCTCTTTGGTGAGTTGACTGCATCAGGTGTTACTGATGAAGAAGGTAATCCAGTAGATGATATTACTACTATTCCTTTCTCTTTTGAAGTACCACCTTCAAGTATCAAACCTTTAGATTTAACAGTAAATGCACTAGGGCGTAAGAACGTATTACCTATTCAGTGTATGTTAAAATTAAGTGCGAATGCAGTTGATTCTAAAACAGGTAATAGCTTTGCTGTTATGAGCTTAGATGTAGGTGATAAGGTAGAATTACAACCTGAAGACCAAGATACTCTACATAAATTCTTAGCTTATATTACTACACAAAACTCTTACATCTTAGAACAATGGGATGAAAAGAATAAGGAGACTATCTCTGATGATGATGCTGCTATCGTAGCTGAGTTCGTCAACGTAGAAGAGGCAGACTAATGAACCACCCTGCTGAACTGGCTATCTTTGAGTACCTTGGCAAGGCTGTCAAGGGTGAGACAAGTATGGCTGAAGACATACGTAAGCAAGTTGCTTCTGATGTCGAGGCTGCACTAGAGAAGCAGTTCAGCAGTGGACCTCGTGACAAGTTTAGACTAAGGATGTCCAACATTGGGCGTCCTACTTGTCAGTTATGGTTTGAGAAGAATGACCCTGAAGATAAGACACCACTACCACCACACTTCTTGATTAACATGATCATAGGTGACATTGTGGAAGCAGTGTTCAAGGGTCTTCTTCGTGCTGCTGAGGTAGACTTCAAAGACAATGATAGTGTCACCCTTAAGTTAAAGGATGGTACAGAAATAAAAGGTGAGTACGACATGGTACTTGATGGCAAGGTGGATGATGTCAAATCAGCTTCGCCTTGGTCATACAAGAATAAGTTCAACACTCTAGAAACTCTAGCTAAGAGCGACAGCTTTGGTTATGTATCTCAACTAGTAGGATATGCAGAAGCTGCAGGGTTAGATGTAGGTGGTTGGTGGGTAGTCAACAAAGCAAACGGTGAGTTTAAGTATGTTGATGCTAACTCCGTAGATAAGTCTACAGTGATGGAAAGCATTGAGCAGACAGTAGGCTACATCAATGAGGATAAACCCTTTGAGCGTTGCTTTGAGCCAGTGCCAGAGACACATTATCGTAAACTAACTGGTAATCTAAAGCTTGGCACAGAGTGTGGGTTCTGTTCTTACAAGCATAAGTGTTGGCCTAACTTGCAGACTCGTGAAGCTGTAAAGTCAAACGCTGCAAACCCACCTATGGTGGACTATGTTCTGCTGAGTCCTGAGTATGAGGAGGCATAATAAAGGTAGGTATCGCAGTGGCCTGGAGAAAGAGGTTGCTGCGTACTTGCGTAAGACACAGAAGAAAGTCAGATACGAAGTACTGAAAGTAGAGTGGGAAGACTTACGCTACCGCACCTACACACCAGACTTTGTGTTAGACAACGGTATTATTATTGAGACTAAGGGTATCTTTGATAGTGCTGACAGACGTAAACACCGTGAGATACAGAGACAACATCCTGAGTTAGACATACGGTTTGTATTCAGTAACGCAAACGCCAAGCTATACAAGGGTGCTAAGTCTAGGTATTGTCATTGGTGTGAGCAGTATAAGTTTCAGTGGGCGCATCGTGTGATACCTGAAGATTGGCTGAAAGAAAAAGGTAAAGAGATTACAGTTAAGAAGATAGAATTAAAAACAAAAAGGAAAACCTGATGGGGCATGATTTAGATGATGATGAAATAGCTATAGTTATTAGTCCAAAAGATTATAAAGACCCTAATAAATGGGAAGGTGAAACAAATGTGTCCATAGCTATATCTCCTGAACACAATTTACCTGATCCTATAATTAATGGCATTGTTGATGTAGCTACTATGATGTCAGCTTTTTTAGACTTAGCGCACGAACAGCCATACCTATATGCTCAAGTAAAAGAACACAGAGATTATTTAATGGCTATGGATGAAGAGGATGAAAATCCTGTTGTAACAAAAGAAGGAAATGTATATACACTTAACAAGTGGACAAAGACAAAGGGAAGCGCATGATAGATACAATAACACTAACTGGTGATACAACTTTAGATCACGATCAAGTAAACAATCCAGTACACTACAATCACAGTGGTATAGAATGCATCGAAGCTATAGAAGCAATGACAGAGAATATGTCAGGAGCTACAGCGCCACACGCTGCTAATGTGTTAAAGTATTTGTGGCGGCACGAGTATAAGAATGGATTAGAAGATATAAGAAAAGCAAAGTGGTATCTTGACAGACTAGAAAAGCGTTGGAGGGAGATGCACAAATGATAACAGCAGATGACATAAATGCTTGGAAAGATATGTATGAAATGACATTCGGTGATTATCAGATAGAGGCACGTAAGACTGCCATATATCCTGATGAACACAAGATAGTTTACCCTGCGTTAGGACTCGCAGGTGAAGCAGGTGAAGTAGCCAACAAAGTAAAGAAGATGTTAAGGGATGGGAATTTTAAAAGGGAAGATGTAGCTGCAGAGGTGGGTGACTGCCTGTGGTACATTGCAGCTTTATGTCGTGACCTAAACTTTGACATGGGATACATAGCTAGATGTAACTTAGACAAACTTCACAGTCGTATGGAACGAGGAACCATTAAGGGCAGTGGCGATAAGAGATGAAGTTTAACATTAAACTAACAATAGAAATAGACGAGGAAGAGCGAATACTACCAATAGTGGCAGAGATGCACGAGGAGGCAGTTACTGAGTTATTCCAAGATATTATTTATGATATTGATGGTGCAGTAATTAGAAAGATAGAGGTGAAGAAACATGAATAACTACTTACCAACAGACTACCAAAGTTTTATACACAAGTCACGTTACGCTAAATACATTGACGGTAAAGGCAGAGAGTCTTGGTCTGAGACAGTAGATCGTTACATAGAAAATGTTGTGGGTACTAAAGTAGATGCAGATACTAAAGATGAAATAATGTTTGCTATACTTAACTTAGAGATAATGCCTAGCATGAGAGCTATGATGACTGCAGGAGCAGCACTTGAGAGAGACAATACTGCAGGATACAACTGTAGTTATCTACCTGTAGATGATCCAAAGTCCTTCGATGAAGCTATGTACATCCTGCTTTGTGGAACTGGTGTCGGCTTCAGTGTTGAGAGGCAGTTCATTAGCAAGCTTCCCGAAGTGCCTGAACTGTTCGATAGTGATACTACCATTGTGGTAAAGGACAGCAAGGAGGGCTGGGCTAAGGCGTTCAGACAATTGTTGGCACTCTTGTGGGCAGGTGAGATTCCAAAGTGGGATATAACTAGGGTTCGCCCTGCAGGTGCAAGGCTAAAAACATTTGGTGGTAGAGCTAGTGGACCAGCACCTCTTGTTGAGCTATTCAACTTTGCAGTAAAGACATTCAAGGATGCTCAAGGGCGTAGGCTATCTAGCTTAGAGTGCCATGACCTAATGTGTTTCATTGGTCAGATAGTTGTTGTTGGTGGTGTTAGACGTAGTGCTATGATTAGCTTATCTAACCTCAGTGATGATCGTATGCGCTACGCTAAGTCTGGGCAGTGGTATGATAGTGCAGGTCATCGTGCCTTAGCTAATAACAGTGTATCTTATACAGAGAAGCCTGACTCAGAAACATTCATGCGTGAGTGGCTATCTTTAGTAGAAAGTAAATCAGGTGAGAGAGGGGTATTCAACCGTGAAGCATCTAAGAAACAAGCTGCAAAGTTTGGCAGACGTGATCCTAACCATGAGTTTGGAACTAATCCTTGTAGTGAAATTATCTTACGGCCTTATCAGTTCTGCAATCTTACAGAAGTTGTGGTACGAGCCACGGATACGGTGGAAGACTTGGATAGAAAAGTCAGACTCGCCACAATACTTGGGACGATCCAAAGCACGTACACAAAGTTCCCCTACCTCAGAAAAGTCTGGACAACCAACACAGAAGAAGAGAGACTCTTAGGAGTAAGCCTTACAGGTATAATGGATAACCCTCTTATGACATCAGCAAACAAAGGATTGGAGAAGACCCTTGAACATTTACGACAAACTGCTGTTCGTACTAATAGTGATTGTGCTAACCGCCTTGGCATTGCACCAAGTGCAGCAATTACCTGCGTCAAACCAAGCGGAACAGTATCACAACTAGTTGACTCAGCTTCAGGTATACACGCTAGACATGCACTGCATTACATCAGGACTGTTCGTGGTGACAATAAAGACCCACTTACACAAATGATGAAAGACCAAGGTATACCTAACTCACCTTGTGTTATGAAGCCTGATACTACTACAGTGTTTAGCTTCCCACAGAAGTCACCCAGTAAAGCTGTAACTCGTAACGACATGTCAGCCATTGAACAGTTGGAGACATGGCTAACTTATCAAAGACACTGGTGTGAGCATAAACCCTCTGTAACAGTGACAGTTCGTTCTGGTGAATGGATGGAAGTAGGTGCATTTGTTTATAAACACTTTGATGAGATGAGTGGTGTATCTTTTCTGCCACACTCTGATCATACTTATCAACAAGCACCGTATCAGGATTGTACTAAGGATGATTACAATAAACTTAATAAGATAATGCCAAAGAGTATTGATTGGTCTAAGCTTAGTGAGTATGAACAAGAAGATAACACAGTTGCTATGCAAA